CGACATCCTGCAGCGTCTCGTCGACGAGTACGGCCACCGGGCCCTGCAGGCAGAGAGCAACCAAGGCGTCGACTGGAAAGCCCTCTCCCACGCCGTGCGCGTCGGAACACAGGCGATCGAGTTGCTCGAGACGGGGCATATCACATTCCCGCTGCCAAACGCCGCCCATGTACTGGAGATCAAGACAGGCGGCCGGCCATATAAGTCGGTGGCTGAGGAGATCGAAGATCTGCTGGAACAGGTAAAGACGGCGGCCGAGCGATCAGTGCTGCGCGAAGCGCCGGATGACCAGTGGATTGATGACTTCGTGGCGGCGGCCTATCGCGACGCGGTGTTGGCGGCATGAAGGGCATCGAACGCAAGGCTTTGATCTTCGCCACACGCGCGCATGAGTCCGTCGGGCAACTGAGAAAGTATTCGGGTCAGCCGTACATTGTGCACCCGATCGCAGTCGCCGAGATTGTCCGATCCGTGCCACACACTTCGGACATGGTCGCCGCAGCTTTGCTGCACGATACCATCGAGGACACCGACGCCAGCCTCGAAGATATCAATGATGCATTTGGCTACGATATCGCTGATCTGGTCTATTGGCTCACCGATGTATCCAAGCCAACTGACGGCACCAGGGAAGTTCGGAAAGCCATCGATAGGGCCCATACCGCCAAGGCGCCGGCCGCAGCCCAGACCATCAAGCTGGCCGACCTCATCGACAACACCAAAACGATCAAGGTGCACGACGAGCATTTCTGGAAGGTCTATCGACGGGAGAAGTTGCTACTGCTTGAGGTCCTGACCAAGGGTGATCGGACGTTGTGGGAGCGGGCTATGGAGCAGTGCCAATGACTGCGATGGGTAAATATATCGAGAAGTCAGTTCAGGTTCTTGACGGCCCTCCGACCGAGCCGGGGTGGTATATTGGGCGCCACAAGACTCAAGGCTGGCCATATGACCGGTCAGTTTTCAAGGTCGCCCGTCAAGATTCGGATACTCTTCTGGCGTGGCAGATTGCGGATGAGCGTCCATTCCCAATTGATCGCATTGAATTCCTCGAGCGCTTCTGGCCGTGACTCGCGTCATGATCACCGGCGGCCGCGACTACACCAACCGGGCACGAGTCTACCAGATACTCGACGCTGCCGTTGATCGCCTCGGCCTCACCGAGTTGATCCATGGGGATTGCCCAACCGGCGCCGACGCGCTGGGTAAGGAATGGGCGATCGAACGAGGTATAGGCCAGCGCAAGATGCCGGCGGACTGGGACGATCTCTCGCAGCCCGACGCCAGGATCAAGACACGGGCCGACGGCAAGCAATACGATGCGAATGCGGGGCACCGGCGCAACCAGAAAATGGTCGACCTTCGGCCAGATCACGTCATCGGGTTTCTCGGCGGACCCGGGACGCGTGATGCTCTGAAGCGAGCGCGCAAGGCCGGCATCGAGCCCAAACTGATAGACTGGAACGGATAGCATGAAGATCACTCAAGATCACATCGACTTCGTCGCCGAATGCATCGAATCCGGTGAGCCAGAAGGCGCCGATTGCGTCCGCGTCGACGTCCTTGCCATCGGCGAGCGCTTCGGTGTGACCTGGCAGGTGGCCCGGAACATCTTGCAGGCCTCTACGCACGCGCTGGGGCACCGTATGGCCGGCCCGCGGTCCAGTGTCGTCAGGAAGGTCGAGAAGGCGCCTGAGGCACCCCACAAGAGCCGTCTGGAGATCATGCTGCAGGCGACGAGCGACCTGATGTCTTCTCATTCGATGGAAAACGACGGATTTGTCGCGAAATAGCGGAATACCATACCACCGCTAGAGTATGACACTAAACAATACGCTTAAGAGTCAAATCGCTTTCCCATCGGTGCACACTAAACACTTGGCTTTAGTATTCGACGGAACTTTGGCATGGCAAACCTTGCCCAAACCAGAATCGTGAGTCAGAAGCCATCCCAACGCTACACCTGCCTCCCGTGAGGAATCGTGGTGCGGCACACCATTCTCGAGGCATTCCGATGGACGACGTTCGACCACGACCTACGCCACTGCGCGTAGGAAAGTCTGGTTAATCCGCCGCACTCGGAATGCGGAGACCGCTGGTTAAAATCCAGCCGCGCAGACCACTTTCAAGGATCACCCCATGCCTGACTATCGATATACCGAGGGTCGGCTGGGCAAGAGTGAGCCCCAGGTGCTGTAAACACCTCGCGTAATGCTGTGGCGGTGCAAATTCCGTCCCGACCCACCAGTTTCGCGGCTCCGCCGCACCATCATAGGTTCCGCACGGCTCTGCTTGCATCCGCACCCGACCCGACCTGAATTAACAGGCGGCGCCCATGGACGCATGGGATGGGGACCATCGTTTCTGCGCAGGAAGATACGCCACTCAGGGCCTGCGCCCCGGCCACAGTGGCAGCCCAGTTTCGCCGCCTTAGCTCAGTTGGCAGAGCGCTTGATTTGTAATCAAGATGTCGCGGGTTCGACCCCTGCAGCCGGCACCATTTCGAGAACTGAATGATCGCGCTGCTGGCCACTGCTTACTGGCTGCCGGCGGTCCTGACCTTCATCGTCCTTCGTCGCCTGACCCGACCACGGTCCAACCGCGGGCGGCTTCTGATCGCAGGAATTGCCCTCTGCTGGCCGATCTTGGCCTTGCTCGTCATCATCGGCCGCTAGGCCACTCATCAATGGGAGGCCTGCATGGCCACTATCACCGCACTTGTTCCCGTCCAGGCGGGCGCCGTTGCCGCCTTCGTTGCCACGGCACCATCCGGTGATCAGGTTGCCTATGTTGGCGGCGACCTGCTCGTCGAGTTCCTCAATGGCGACGACACTTCCATTACCATCTCCGTCGCCCCAACCATCACGACCGGTCAGATCCAGGGCGCCGGCGTTGCCACTGTGCCGACCCGTTCCCTGGCGCTCGCTGCCGGCGCGCATGGCGTCTTCCGCTTCAAGGCCTCGGAAATCCGCGCCTATCTCAATGCGAACAAGCGCCTGCCGTTCACCTACACCACCGGTGATGTGCTGCTGCTGATCCGTGCCTTCACGCTGAAGTAACAGCGAAATGGCCTACGACGGGCATATCCGAACGTCAAACCCTGGCGCCACTTCGGTCGACTACGATCGCGTCAAGCGCAATGGCTTCCACGATTCAGGGATCCTCGTAATCGACGTCAATGATCCGAACCTGACCTGGGACCAGCGAGAATTGCTGAACCAGATTGGGGAGAAGTTCTACGGCAAGCGCAAGCAGAAGGCATAGCTCATGCCCAAAAGGGCGCCGCGCGTGTGCTCATGCGGCAAAGTCGTGCCCAGCGGGCAGAAATGCCCCTGTCAGAAGGCTCGCCAAGCGGCATTCGACAAGGAACGCGGCTCCGCTGCCGAGCGCGGCTATGACAGCGCCTGGCGAGCCCTGCGCCTGAAGTTCCTCACGATGCACCCCGATTGCTCGGAACCCGGCTGCGGCCGGCCGGCAAACGAGGTGGACCACATCCTTACCGTGCGTGAACGGCCCGATCTGCGACTGAACTGGAAGAACCTCAGGTCCTTCTGCAAGCCGCATCACTCCGCGCGCACCGCTCGAGACCAGTCTGTTGGCCGGTCAACCCGTTAGGACTCCCGCATGAGAGGCGCCAAGCCCCATACGCTCACGGTCATCAATGGCGGCATCGTCGACGCCGTCGAGGCTCCGCGCGGGCTGCCCGCCGCGGCCGTCAATGACTGGAATGTCGTCACCGCTGACCTCGCGTCGCGCAAACTCCTGACCGAGGCAACGCTCAGCATCGTCGAGGTCTATTGCACGGCTCTCTGGCAGGTCCGTGAGTGCCGGCAGGTAATCGTCGACCACGGCACCTTTGTGAAGGGCCAAAATGGCGTCCCTAAGGCCAACCCAGCGTCGACCATGATGCAGAAGGCCCAGGACACGGTCAACCGCCTATCGGCCGAACTTGGCCTCACTCCATCGTCACGCAGTCGCCGCGGCTTGGGTGGTGAGCAGGCGCCAAAGGCCGATGATGGCGTTGGAGACATGATCTAGCGTGGAACACCCGACCTATCCGTCGTGGGTGCTGGATGACAGTCCCATCGACGACCCAGAGGGTCACGGTGAGCATGTCGTTCAGTTCTTCAAGCGACTTCGCCACCCCAATTCGCCGAATCCGGATCGTATGGCCGGGCTCCCCATGTTTTGGGAGCGGATCCTCCGCAAGATTTACGGTCCTCGAGATGAGGACGGCGAACGGCTAATTCGCGACGTATTCATTATGATCGGCCGCGGGGCTCGCAAGAGTTCGATCGCCGGCGGTCTGGCGCTCTACCACACAACGGCAACCGGCGTGCGCCGGCCGAATGGCCAGGTGCTGGTCGGCGCCGCATCGAAAAAGCAGGGATTCATTGTCTTCAAGGAAGCCCGGAAGATGGCCTTGGCCACTCCCGGCTTCATCTTCGAGGACAAGAGCAAGCCCGACAAGATCATGATCCGCGGCACCGGTGAGCAGGCTGCCGAAGATCCGTATATCAAGCATATCGAAGACGAAACGATCATGTCGGTCCAGTCGGCCGATGGTGATCTTTCTCACGGCACGACGCCTTCCGTCGCCATCTATGACGAGTTGCACGTCTTCAAGAGCAAGAAACTCTGGTCGGCGATCCAGACAGGCCTGGTGAAGGTCAAAGAACCTCTCCGCATCGTCATCACCACTGCCGGCCGCGGTCAGCAGGGGTTGGCATGGGAAGAGTACCAGTACGCCAAGAAGGTCGCGACCGGCGAGATCGTCAACCCGCACTATCTGCCGGTGTTGTTCGAGCCGCCGTCTCAGGACTCGGACTGGCGCGATCGCAATCTCTGGGCCATCTCAAACCCAGGACTTTCCGAAGGCTTTCCGGACGTCAAAGGCCTGGCTTCTGCTGCGGAAAAGGCGGCCGATAGCCCGTCCGACCTGGACGACTTCAAGCAGTACAACCTCAATTTCTGGCTGGCGCAGTCGCTGTCGCCGTTCGTCTCGATGACGATCTACGATGACGGCGATCTGCCCGTCGATCTCGCGGCCCATGAGCAGTACAAAGACCCGTGCTGGGTCGCTGTCGACTTGGGCGTCAACCACGATTTGAGCGCCGTTGCTGTGTGCTGGCGGGATCCGACCGTCGACGCCGGATATGAAGTCAGTGTCACGTTCTTCTGCCCCGATGACAACATCGATGAGCGGTCGGATGGCGACAACTTCAACTACCGCCTCTGGGCTGAGGATGAGAACCACTACCTCATCCCGACCCCTGGAAATATCACCGATTACAACGTGATACAGGCTCATATTGAGAACCTGACTGAACGCTTCAACGTGCAGGAAATCGCGTTCGACCCGGCTCGAGCCAGCCAGATCATGACCAACCTCACGGAGGCTGGCCACCCCGTTGTTCATATGCAGCAGGGCTGGAAGACGATGATGCCGGCGATCAACGAGCTCGAGCGGTCGATCATAGCCCGGCGCTTCTCGCACGGCGGCAATCCGGTCCTCCGCTGGAACTTCGAGAACATCTCGGTCCACACCGACTCGGCCGGCAATCGGACATTCCACAAAGGGAAGTCCAAGGACCGCATCGACGGGGCCCAGGCAACCGCGATGGCCGTCGGACGCGCCCATGCCAATGCAGCGCCGGACGCCGCACCGATCCCGTTCTATCTGCAGCCAGGGTTCGACCCCAGTCATGCATTGGGGTTGGTCGACGAGAGCGCCTCTCCAGAGGATGCAGCGGCCGCCGCGGCGCGTGACGCCGAGATCGACAAGCAGGTCCGCAAAATGCTGGGGATTGATTGATGGGTTTCTTCCAGCGCGTTGCCGATGTCTTCCGTCCGGGCCCGGTTGAGCAGCCTCAGAATGCTGGAGTGCAGTTCTCCACCGATCTGATGGAAGCGATCCTTCGTCAGGGGCAGGGGTCTTCGCACTGGGAAACGGCCATCCAGGTCACGGCTATCCTGGCTTGCGCTCGCATCAAGGCAAACGACCTCGCGTCGGCGCCTTGGAAGATCATGAAGGACAATCCGGACGGCTCGAAGGTCGAGGCCAAAGAGCATCCCTACTTCGACATGTTGCGTCGGTCGCCGAACCCGTGGCAGACCGGCTTCGAGTTCCGCCAGACCATCGGCCTGCACCTCGCGCTGGCCGGAAATGCATACGTGTTTCTGGACAAGGTAGGGCCAAAGCGGGACCGCGTCGTTGGCCTGCTGCCGCTCGAGCCCGGCAGTGTTCAGGTCAGCCGCGACACCAATGACTGGACCAAGATGGTCTATGACGTGACGTTCCCGGATGGGACCTGGGCCCGCCTCGACAGCAAGTCGATCTGGCACCTCCGGGACCTGTCATGGAACTCCTACAAGGGCCTGGCCGCCCTGCAGTATGCGCGGGAATCCATCGGCCTTGCCCGCGATATCGATCGCAGCCAGACCGACCAGCACCGCAATCAGGCGAAGCCGTCTGGCCTTCTTGCGATTCAAAGCGAGATGACTCCGGAGCAGTTCGAGATCACTCGCCGCCTGATCGACATGCAGGTGCAGCAGCGCCTGGCCCGCGGCCTACCGATGGTCGTCGACAAAACCATGGAGTGGACGCAACTTGCCGCCAAGGCAAGCGACATGCAGTCCGTCGAGGTCAAGAAGCAGACATTCGAGAACATCGCGATCCAGATGGGAATTCTGCCGGCAATGATCGGCTACAATGGCGACGGCTCTCAGTCCTACGCCTCTGTCGAGCATCTCTTCATCCGGCACAACATCCAGGTCCGCATCCCGCTCTTCACCAACTTCGAAGAGAGCGCCGATCGGTGGCTACTCAGCGCCGCTGATTACAAGGCCGGCTACTACAACCACCTGGTCGACCAGGCCATCCTCCGCGGCGATATCAAGACGCGCGGCGAATACTACAAGGTCATGGTCAATATCGGCGCAATGACTCCGAACGAAGTCCGTGTCCTGGAAAACAGGAACCGCATGGAAGGGCTCGACCACGCCTACATGCAGTTGAACATGGCGCCCCTCGACGAAGAGGGGATGCCGATGATCGCCGAAAACCAGAGCGTCGACAACAATCTCAAGTCGGCGGAGAACTTCCAATCTTTGGGCCGAGCCTTCGCCAAGGCCAGCCCTGCAGCGCAGCAGGCACTCATCAGCCAACTGCGCGATATGGCCGGAGATGAGCCGGCTCAGGGCGCCTAGGAGGCCTATTCATGCCAAAGAAGATCGTGAACGCGGCCCTTGGGTCGCGCGTAAACGCTATTGTCTCGCGCCATGCCGAGCGGAATGCTCTGGAGCAGGGCGCTGAAGCCAATAGCCGCTGGTTCCACTTCAAGAATGCGGAAGCAGATGATGAGGCATCCCTCTACATCTACGACCAGATCAGTTCCTGGTGGGGTGTTGGCGCCAACGATTTCGTGACGTCCTTGAATGAGGTTGAGGCAAAAATCCTCAACGTTCACATCAACAGCCCGGGCGGCAGCGTCTTCGAGGGATTCGCGATCTATTCCGCCCTCGTCGACTTCGCCGACAAGCAGGGCGCCAAGATCAACATCATCATCGATGGCTGGGCGGCTTCGATCGCCTCGGTAATCGCGATGGCTGGCGACCATATCACCATCGGTGAACACGCAAGTCTCATGATTCACAAGCCCTGGAGTGGTTGCTTTGGCAACGCTCAGGACATGCGCGACGAAGCCGACGTCCTCGACGACATCGAAGAGGCAATTATCGACATCTACGTCGCTCGCACCGAAGGCGATCGCAAGCAGATCCAGACCTGGGTCGCTGAGGAGACTTGGTTCCGCGGCAAAAAGGCCGTCGACGCCGGCTTCGCCGATGAGGTCGTCGCGCTGAAAAAGAAGAAGTCCAAGGACGACGCTGAGGACTCCGCCAAGCCGGCAGCGGCCAAGGGCGCGGACTACTTCGCTTCCATTTTCCCGAACATGCCTGACGACGTCCGCGACGCCATCACGGCGCCGGCGGATGTTGTGCAAGAGAACAAAACAGGAACGACGCCCAAGGCAGAAGGCGTCATGCCGAAGACAACTCGCGAACTGAGCAAGTTGCTCCAGGGCGCAGGAATTCCCCGCGATGCTGCGGACAGCATGGCGGCAAACGGTTTCAAGCCGAAGACCGAACCCCGGGACGGGGCGGATCGGATTGAGGAGCCCACCACTACGGATCCCCGGGACGGGGCCGAGAAACGGGACGCAACGGTGACCGCACTGGCGATCGCCGCAATGGCACGCGGTCTCAAGACCAAAGCCAACTCCCTGCATCGTCCATAACGGAGACATTCCATGGACCCCGATCTGAAGAAGGCGCTCGATGCGCTGAATATGTCGTTTGACGAAGCCGTCACCGCCCAGAACAATACCCTGGCCGAATTCCGCACCACTGCGGAAGCGAACGCCAAGTCGCGCGATGCCGTCGTCGACGAGAAGCTCAAGAACCTCCAGGATGAACTGGCCAAGTTCGAGCCCATCAATGCCGCGATCAACGCTGCGAACGAACGCGCCGTTGCCGACAAGGAAGAACTCCAGGCCAGCCTCGACCAGATCGAAGCCCGCCTGAATCGTCCTGGCAATGGTGGCGCCGACGCCGCTGCTGAGCTCCGCGAGAAGGCCTTCGAAGCGTTCGCCCGCAAGGGTAACGGCGCTCTCACCGGCGACTACCAGAACGTCCTGCAGGTCAGCGATGACAATGCAGCCGGCGTCCTGGCCCACCCGGAACTGGTCCGCACCATCCTCAAGAACATCGAGGAATACTCGCCTCTCCGCGGGCTGGTGTCGATCCGTACCACGGGCAGCCGTTCGGTCCAGATGCCCAAGCGCACCGGCCTGCCGGATGCTGTGTGGGTTGGTGAAACCCAGACCCGTCCTGACACCGAAGGCCTCACCTTCGGCATGATGGAAATCCCGGTGCACGAAGCCACCATGGCTGTGCCGGTCACCAACCAGATGTTGGAAGACAGCGACTTCAACCTCACCGACGAAATTCGTGAGGCCGTTGTCCACGCCTTCGCCAAGCAGGAAGCTGCCGCGATCGTTGCTGGCGACAAGGATGGCAAGCCGGAAGGCTTCCTGAATGCCGCTGGTGTCGTTTCGACCAAGTCTGGCACCGCTGCCACAATCACTTCGGACGCCGTTCTGAAGCTGCAGTTCGGTGACGCCGCGACTGGCAAGTTCAAGGGCACCTACGCCGCTCGCGGACGCTATGCCCTGAACAACGCCACCCTGGGTGTCATCGCTCTCCTGAAGGATTCGGACGGACAGTATCTGTATCGGGTCAGCCCTGCTACCGACGTTTCCAGCATGATCGGCGGCAAGCCCTACACCGTCGTGCATGAGATGCCCGATATTGGTGCGGGGCTCAAACCGGTGGCTTTTGCGGACTGGAAGCAGGCCTATCTGCTGGTCGACCGCCTGGCCATGTCGATGCTTCGCGACGACTACACCCGTGCCGGCAACGGCCAGGTGCTGTTCCGCTGGCGCCGCCGCCTCGGCGGTGCCGTCACGATTGCTGAGGCCATCAACGTCCTCTCGATCGAAGTTTAACCTCCACGGAAAGGAGCAGTCTCATGGCTGTGATCAATAACCTCCTGAACAACGTGGAAACCATCCGCGTTGCGAATTCTGCCGTGGCGGCCCAGACGGCCGTCAACGGCACCGCCGTCGATATGGCCGGCAAGATCGGGGTGCGCTTCACGGCGCTCCTCGGCGATGTCACCTCTGGCTCTGTGCTTGGCCTTACCGCCGAGCATAGCGCCACCGGTTCGGGCGATTGGGTTGCTCTCGAAGGCGCCCTGACCTTCACCGCTGGCGCTTCGGACGCCGACAACAAGGCACTGATCCTGGACTGCGTCCGGCCCACTGAGCGTTATGTGAGGGCTGTCCTCAGCCGCACGACCCAAAATGCCGTCGTTGACGGAATCCTGGCTGATGTCTACGGCCCCAAGGAAACTCCGGTGACCCAGGGCGTAACGGTGCTGGATTCGGCTACGATCGCCAACCCCGCCGCAGCCTAACGCCTTGCAGATATAGGCGTCCGCGCCTATATCTTCGGTGTCCGGCTAGGGTAGCTCCCGAAAACACGCGCATCCACGCGTCCCGCCGGACACCTCATCGTTGGACCGCAGGAGGGATACTTGCGAATGAAGCCTCAGGGCTCGTGGTCTTTTGACCAGTGCGCCGAAGACGCATCGAAGTACAAAACACGAACATCATGGCGCGCTGCTTCCAGCGGCGCATACACATTCGCGTACAGACGCGGATGGTTGGCTCAGTGCTGCTCGCATATGACATCGCGCCAAGTGCCGAAAGGCCATTGGACCAAAGAGCGTTGTCGAGAAGATGCTGAAAAGCATGGTTCGAGATCTGAGTGGAACCGCAACTCGTCAGGCGCTTATGATGCGGCTATGCGTAACGGCTGGCTTGAAGAGTGCTGCGCTAACCTGCCAGAACTGAAGAAGCCCGATGGCTATTGGACAATCGAGCGCTGCCTTGCGCGCGCTCTTGATTTTTCCACAATCGCTGACTGGCAGCGTGGGTGTCCCAGCAGTTTTGATGCTTCCCGCTACAACGGAGCGTATGACTCGTGTGTCGCTCACATGCGCCAAAGGCGGCGCCGCGGGAGCATCACTGAAGAACAATGTAGAGCGCACGCCCTCCAGTACGGTTCACGAAGCGATTGGAAAGCGGCTTCGACTGCCATGTATCTTTTTGCCAAGGCAGCGGGCATTTTCGACGACGTCACATCCCATGTGGACTACGACAGGAGTCCCCCAGGGTATTGGACCAAAGAGTTGTGCGCCGAGATGGCCGCACCGTTCAAGTCCCGCAAGGCTTGGAGCAATGGTCATCCAAAATCATATGATGCGGCGCGAGTCTCTGGATGGCTTGATGAGATAGCTGCTGGCGCAGGCATGCTACGGTTTACCCGCGACACAGCCCAGCGCGAGTTCGCCGCCACCTGCCGCGAACTTATCGCGGGCACCGACATAGAGTTGCGAGAAGAGGTCGGCAAACTCGCTGGCCAGCGCACCAAGGTCGACATGGTCTTCTACCGGACCAATGTCCCGTTTCTGGCCGTAGAATACATCGGCCCTTACTGGCACTCCGAGGCCCGGGGTAAAGACAAGAATTATCATCGCGATCGCATGAATGCGCTGCGGTCCAAGGGCATCCGACTGATCACCGTCTACGAAAAAGACAAGGACAACCCCATCGTTCTCGGCATGATCCGCAGCGCGCTGGGCTTGCCGCTCCACAAGGTTCGCGCAACCAAGTGCACCGTCGTGATGGTCGGCGACATTGTTGCGAGAGAGTTCTATCTTGCGTCACATATTGACGGTGGGTGGAGCGCCGGCAAGGATCAGATCAATATCGGTCTCGAGATCGACGGACGACTGATCTCATGCATGACCTTTGTCCGCTCCACTGACCGGTATACAGGCGGCGGCAACTACGACTGGTGCCTACACCGATTTGCGACTGAGCCAGGATATCTGGTGCATGGCGCAGCGAGCCGTCTGTTCAAGCGCTTCCGCAGTTTCTACCCAGAGACCAGCGTGGTCGCTCTATGTGATCTGCAACTTTTCAGCGGTTCTCTTTATCGGAAGTTGGGCTTCACCCTGGCACGGGAGAATCCTCCCGATTACGGATGGACCAAAGCGACGACAACCCTGGATCGGCGCGAGACCAGCAAACGGCATCTGCCCGACCTCCTTGGCTGTGGATACGACCCGTCACTGGCCGAACCCGAGAACATGGAACGCGCCGGCTACAGCAAAATTTGGGATTGCGGCAAAGCGGTTTACGCGCTCGTTCCCTAGACTCCGTTGGCGGCCGATCGGTCTCCCACGCATACCTGAGGCCGCCAGGCTTCCTTAGTCCCAATGGGGCGGAGATTTCAGTCTCCGCCCTTTTCCATTGAAAGGAGCCTTCCATGGCTGACGCATCGTACCAGACCAAGGTCTACACCAAACAGGGCGGAGACGAGATCGTCGTCGCATCCGGCGGCCTCATCGCCGTGGAGCCCGGCGGCTATATCGACAACGGCTCCGCAGTCCAGTTGACGGCAACCGCCGCCATTGCCGCTGGCGTCCAGAACATCGCCCTCAACCATGCGACCGTCGTCATCGCTGCGACCATGGTTGCCACTGAACACCGTGGCCTTGTCATCATCGGCGACACCTCGGCCTCCGGCACCGCGGCCCACACTGTCACCCTGACCAGCGGCACGTTCAACGGCACCGCGACGATCGCCACCTTCAATGCCCCAGGCGAGACGTTGATCGTGTTCTTCGATGAAGCCGGCGTCGGCACCATCGTCGCCAACATCGGCGCCGTGGCCCTCTCCTAATCCTCTCGGGCGGCTACGGCCGCTCGTTTCCCGCGTTTCGCTATCGGAGAAGTAGATGGCCACGAACATCCTCACCGTCGGCGATACGGCCGCAAATTCTGCAGACATCACCGTCGAGGCTGGAACTCCGCTGACCGTCTGCCTCAAGTACACCGGTGCTCAGGTTTCCGACGGCGCAGTGGTCGAAATTCTCCTCAAGGACGACGCTGCCGCCTACTGGCCGACCGGCGCCAAGCTCACCGCCTACGAGCAGATCCTCGTCCTCTACGGCCCCGGTACCTATCGCTTCACACGCGTGGCCGGCGTCTCCTGCGGCGTCTTCGGAGGCTGATCCACAATGCGAACTGTAACGACGATCAGCGGGGCCGGAGCCATGGGTCTTTTCAATCTTGTAGTGCAGGCCGGCGACGACAACGAATTTGTCGTGACCTGGCGCCCGACGGATGCAGACACCGTTCCCGACCTCGTCGATGCGACAGCGGAAATGAAGGCTGTGTGGACCGGCAGTGAGGCAGAACTAAGCCTGACGTCAGCAGCGAGCGACATCGCGATCGATACCGAAGGCGGCATTCTGACCATCACGCTTTCGGCCGCCGACACCGCTGATCTCCCCGCGGGCCCAGGCGGATGGTACCAACTTCGCGTTACCGACGGCGACACTCTGAAGACCACGGTCGCCTATGGCAAGTTCACGGTTCTGAAGAGCCTGCTCGATGCCTAATTTCATCAGCCGCTCCATCACGTCGAAGTTCTACGACAGCGTCGCTCACAATCGGATCGGCTTTGAGAGTGTTGCGACCCGTTCAGCGGGCGTGGGGTATTCTCTGAACCGTTTCATCGCCGATATGACTGATGATGGTCAGTGGGCAGGGCTCGACGCGGCCTACATCTTCGATCCAGAAAGCCAGATCTACACAGACCTTACCGGCAACGGGCACGCGCTGACCGAGACGGAACTCCTGACATATATAGCTGGACGCGGGTTGGAGGGCGACGGCACCACGGGCAAGCTGCTTGGGATTGGAACGCCCGCCGCGCTGACGAAATTTCTCCAAGATGACTGTGCCGTAACAGTGCATGTCACAGAAGCGGGTAATCAGATCGCCCAACTGGGTCGCAGCGGTGGTTCTGGCCAGACCATCCTT